GGGCTACCCCAGCAAGCTGGGTGAAAGATAGGGGGGGGTATCATGTACTCCTTATAGCCCCGCCGAAGCGTGGAGTACATGCTGTCCTAGTGGTCTTCTATAGTGGCGATTACTGGGATTCCTTCAGCTGGCGCTACGCATCCCGGGGGAACCACTCCCCGGGCCGTACCACCACCAGCCAAAATCCTCTTTTCTGTCGCTTGACCCTTACCACCGGACAGGACGCTAGACTTCTTTTTGGTTTTCATTGAGAAATTCGGGACCGCATCCAACACTGGTTGGTGCGCAACCGCGAACACAGATCGAACCCTGGATAACGGGGTGGGAGAACACATCATTTGCCACTCGAGTGATGTTGAGTACATTGTCCGTTCTCCCCGAAACTGTGATCGTGACACCGTGACCTCGAAGTGTATAGGATATTCCCCGATTGGCAGGCAAAACGGCAATTGAGACCCCTCCAGTACCGTCCCATGGCCAAGGTTGAACGCCTTGGTCTCGAACAGCACTCGGGATGGGCTCATGTCGGATGCGTCTATGAGTTTGACAGTCGCCATAACGCCAGCTTTCTCGGAGATATGTGGCGTAACCACAAAGGTCACATCGGTTGGGGTGTAATACCCAGCCCTCGGGACTCGCCATAATTTGCCGAAAGTAGAAGGACCGATACAAATAGCAGACTTGCGCGTTTTGTGAGTGAAGTGAAAGCGGGATGAGGTGGGTTGATAAGGAGGACAATCAAACTCTCCGTCAAGACTGATTATCGACATGAAGTGGTTAGCTTCTTATCCTCCAGCCAGCCACAGCTAGACAGTAACAGAGTTGGCCACCCTCGCGCGGACAGCAAACGTCATACAGTCACCGAATCCGGTTCCTTGTATGCGTAAGCCATCTAAGGGCTTGGTCACAGTGACGTTAAAGGACCCGGAAAACCCGGCTCCTGTGGCAGTGAGTGTTCGTGAGTTCAGCGTGGCTCCTCCCAGGACTAGCTCCGAAGTATACGAAGTAGCTGCGCAGCCTATTGAGATCAGAAATGTGCCTGGTGTGAAGAACGTCAGGTCAATGAGAGTTGCTGCCTTTGTCATGTTGTAGTATAGTGGTCCAACTTCAGGTCCTCGCACCCCAGCACTAGTGATTCGCAACGTTTGGACTAATGCGCCAGACGGTTGCGGGCAGTGTAGATCCACGACATACTCGGCGAATAGATCACCGACAGCGTTCGTCCCAGCTCCCGCGTACGTACTAAAACCGATTTGACCAAGGTCTATCAGTTTGGCATCCGTGTTGCCACCAGCGCCGAGGCAGAATCTCTTGGTGTTGTCCGTGGGTACCTGTAGTGTGACACCGCTCCATGGAGCAGTCTCCACAAGTACCCCCATACTAGCCAATTCCACTCGGTCAGCAGGCGGGTCATCTTCAGAGTCCCTATCGAACCAGATGCCCACCCTCCCCGTCTCCGTTGTCCCACACGTCGGCACGTATTCCAAGGTCAATTTGCGGAAGACATACTGGTCGAAGTTGGATGCCAAGGCCGGACACCACGTCAAGGTGGAGCCGTACGTCGGATTCATCCTGTACTTTAATCCAGCAATACCCCCGTTCGCCTGGTATGTAGCCGAGTTGGCAATGGTAGTGATCAACTCCCTATGGGTGACCCGAAAACCACCGCCCGCTAACGCCTCGACCTTAGGTGGCCGGGCCCTCACTTGTCGGGTCCTAGCTACAGGAGCTGTAATGACAGCCCCTGCTGCTCGCCTCACTCCCTGTCCCGTCTGTACCTGGTTGCTCCGCTTCTTCCTCGCCATGGCTGGTGAACTGGTCAGGTTCTAGTGCAGTAGTCAAGGTGGCTGGTGAACTGGTCAGGTTCTAGTGCAGTAGTCAAGTAGCGAGGGCTGGTACGGTCCTTTTTGCTCCGGACGAGTATGAAACGCCATCTTTGACAATTCACTCTCCACAGCAAGCTGGTCGTCGGGTGTGAGCCCAAACGCCAGCCAAAAGGAATACCGGCTCTCGTCTGTGACAGCGCCGTACTGCTTACCCGCCCGGAACTTGTGTGGGGCGCTGTACTCGGAAGCTTCCTGAGAAGCGTATGATGGGAAGGACCGGTAGAAGGCACCCAATATGGGTACGTCCCCAGCAAGGCTGAGACCGCCATCGCGCATACTACCAAGCCATCCCTTCAACCGCTCCTCAGTCATTCCTCCCCTGACAACACAACAATCCTTTGTTAGAACAGTGTCCGGACGCCTGACCATGACCCATCCTCTGGAGGTGCGAATGGGGCGCATTTGGCAGAACTCAATGTGCTCCACCTCATACACCGGCTCCTCCACCTTCATCGTATATCCCATACGTACAAACCACTGCGGTAAAGTGCCAAGCTTGTGAAGATCCTCTTTCTCCAAAAACAGCACGCAATCGTCACCACAGTTAGCCAATTCCGCTTTCAGTCTAACTTCCCGGCAAAAGGCATAGATCAAGCAGGACATGATTAAATAATTTCCCATCGACGTGTTCATGTCCCCAGACATACGGCACCCTTCTACCTTGTAACTCACAGTACCCTCTTTAGTGTAGGCAGTCCCTCTATTGTTGACCTGCCACTGTAAGAGTGTTGCGAGATACTCAGATCGAAAGATGTCGTTGTAAACACTGTGTTCCCATCTAAGGGCCTCGGCAGAACAATGTTGGTCAAACCGAGAGGCATCTAAACCCACAAACACAGGCTCACGAAATCTGTTAGCTTTCTCATTCATGATAGCCCCGACTCTCTCAACCGTGTACCCCTTAATAGCTGTGGTGGACCCCCACAGCTTATCGATCGCCTTCATTAGGCGTGGTTCCAGGGGTTTCAGAAACCTTCCCACCTCAATGTTGTACCGCTGTCCACGCGGCTGAATCACTCGTGGGGCAGGATCAGGTTTCAGAGTGACGTTGATCTTCTCCGCCTTTACAAAGGTGCTCAGATGCGCATCCTCCTCACGCAAGGGCAGAGTGTCTAGCGTTAGCGCAGCCCGCTCGTAACTGGCTTTTCGCGGCCCATTGTAAGACGCCAAGAATTCTTGACGTGTCCAGTGGGGGCAATAACCAACGAGTTGACTCACTACTTGACCGACGTCACCGAGCTTCTTGGTGAATAGCCCCTTAACAGGTTTTGGGGGCCGGACCAGTTCACCAGTTTTCTTGTCCACAACACAGAAGACCCGCTCGACAAGTCCCCTGACTACGTTCTTAAGTGATGAGTTGTGGACAATGTACTCATATGTCGTTGCCGGTGAGTTGAACGAGTACCAAGTTCTCCCACCTTTGGCTGAGGTCCCTGTCCGTACCGTGATTCCCTCCATGCGTGTCACCCCCTGAACCGCTGATAGATCAAATTTTGTGCGGTCAGTGTCGGTGTCGCACCCTTCACGGCGGACAAGGCCTCCCTAGAGGCTGCCAGGCAGACAGGTGAGGGCGTCAATGACCCCCTCAACCCTATCCACAGCATCGGGCCGTTCCAGACACGCGACCACGGCAAGTGGCAGCACTCGTACTCGGTCACCGAACCGGACGTTGAGCACTTTCATCTCGTCGAGGATAACCTTCTGGTACACGAGAGCGTTTGCCTTAGTGGGCTTCAACAAGCCCACACGACTGATTGCCCTCGCTGCCAGTCGGCACGCGAACCGGTTCCGCCCGGAGCGAACCTCCAGTGGTCCACCATCAGCGGCTGGGGTGATGCTGTCATCCTCCTCAACCGCGTCCCAAGCATCCTGTATTTTCTTGGCCAATTTGATGTAGTATCGGGCATCAGCCGGTAGTGTACAAAAGACGAACACCACTAGAAGACACACCCACACCAACACAGCAGCAGGGCCGTACAGTGCCAGGGAACCCACCAGGCCAGTGCAAGCCACGGCCCTAGTCCTTTTATTGTACACACGCCAGTATGCACGGACTAAGGCGGAGGACTCGGAGTACAACCTGCTAACGACACAGCAGATCTTCCTGGTGGTTCGAGTGACCATCAGTGCTACCCATGTCAGACACCACACGATCGCCATCGCGGGCATCCTTACGGGCCAAGTGAGCACCATCACTAGCCATTTGAGCGCAGTTACAATTTGACGCCTTACGGTCGCCCGCCCCTTCAAACCCCCATCACACAGTGCTGCCACAATGCGTGGGTCACTGTAGTCAACACTACCAAAAGTAACGTCAACTGCCGCCGTCACGACGCGCTGGGAGAGAACACCTCTAGCCAAGGCCATGGCCAACTCTCACGGATTGGTTAGATCCAGGAGGTATTCT